TATGTTTAGACTGCTAGATAGACACGGCTGGGGCACTCCTGCACAAGTCGAGGTTGAAAATCACTTGATGACGCAATGGAAAGATAACTTCTTAAAAGCCGATGTGATGTTCCCATTTGTGCGTTTCTGCGCTCCTCAAAACTCTCAGGAAAAGTATGCAGAACAGATGAACGGTGGAAAAAAGAAAGCAGTTGAACATCGCAACCACTTAGGCATTGGACGCTTTTACGGCAAAGGCAAATGGCGTACAGAAAGCAAGAAGATAAGCGATGCGAGTAATGATTTGTACGAAGATAAAGAATATTACACTTGGGAGCAGTTAGTAGCTGAGGATGCTTACGATGTGATGGAATGGAACAATTCTCTTCACCCCAACCAAAAGAAGTACAAAGGCATGACACGTTGGCAAGTGTTTGAGGCAAACATCAATCCTACACTTCAACCAATTAATAAAGCTGTTTTAGCAAGATATATTGGTGAAAAGGTAGAAACGAGCATCAGAAGAAACAGCTATTGCAGAGTTGATCATCAAGACTGGTGGTTAAGTGATACAAGCGTTCTTGAAAAACTTGCGCCAAACAACATGAAAGTAGATGCTTACTATATTCCAGATGAAGAAGGTAAATACAATGAAGTGTACATTTATCAAAATGACATGCTGGTTGATAAATTGGAGAATTTAGGCACATTCAACACTGCAGACGCTGAGCAAACAGAAGAGGATAAAGCTATATTCTTGAAGCAACAAAAGAAGATTGCAAGCTTTAGAAAATACCTCGACGACAATTCTATTGCAGATGTTGGTGTTATAAGAGAAAAGGAAACTTATATCGAAGATGAGCAAGAACTTGCTGCAGACGTTCAACCTCTGGAGGAAGAAGAAATAACAACAACGGCAGTAACGGACTACAGCAAACTTGCTTTAAGCGATTATTAAAAATAGCCATGTTCTTAATATAAAATGATAGTATAATTATTTCGGAGTGTGGTTTGTGAAAATAGCACTTCTTTTAAACAAAAACAAACAACGTTCAAATAACATTTAAACTCTATTTAAATATGATTACAAACGACATAAAGACACGAATTATCGAAGCTATTAAAGCTAATCGTGAAAATTATCCAAGTGATGCAAAGCACGCAGCAGCATTAGGTATTAATACTGCAGTGTATAGCGCAGTGAAAAACGGACAAACAGACAAAGTTTTGAGTGATGCTAGTTGGATTGCAATAGCAAGAAGATTAGATGTAGAATTGCGTTCAAAGATTGAATGGAGAGCAGCCAAAACACCTACATATCTTTATATAATGGCACAACTCGAGTTCTCACAAAACTCTTGTACAAGTGGAATACTTTGCGACATTCCAAATATTGGCAAAACATTTACAGCTCGCCTATACGCTTCAAGTCATAAAAATGCAGTATATATCGATTGCTCACAGGTAAAAACAAAGCTAAAGCTAATTAGAAAGATAGCTAAAGAGTTTGGTGTGAATAGCAATGGACGATATAGCGACGTTTACGATGATCTTGTGTTTTACCTTCGCAGTATTGATCAACCTTTGATTATTCTAGATGAAGCAGGAGATTTGCAATATGAAGCATTCTTGGAACTTAAAGCTTTGTGGAATGCGACTGAACGCTGTTGCGCTTGGTATATGATGGGTGCAGATGGTTTAAAGGAAAAAATAAACCGCTCTATTGAGTGTAAAAAAGTAGGTTATACTGAAATGCTTTCACGTTATGGTGATAGATATTCAAAGGTAACACCAGATGATGGCAAAGAAAGAGAGAAGTTTTTGAGAGAACAGGCGCACATTGTAGCGAAGCTTAATGCACCAGAAGGCACAGATATAAAAGCAATAGTGTTGAAGACACAAGGCGGTTTGAGACGTGTTTATACTGAAATAGAAAAATTGAGAACTATCTAAAAGTAAGTGAGATGAAAATATTTGAGATGGAAATGGAAGCAGCCTTAAAAGGCATTCACTCTGAACTTGCAGAAATGAATAAAACAAAGCACATTGATTATGAGCAACGCAAGTATGAAGTGATGAAAGATGTTTTTACAAACACCATTGTAAGAATGGTCGTAAAAACTGATGAGGTTGCAGATACATTTATAGAGAGAGCTTTGAGATTTAGCGAGAAGGCTGCAGACAAGTTCATTGAACGATTAAAAGCTGGAGGTGAAAAAAGATGAGAAAGCAAACCAGACTATACAGTTTAAACGATATATCACAGCGTAAATACAAGACTATAAATTGGGAAGGGCAATGGAAAGAGGCTTTTGGTTGTCCTGCAATTAACGAGACATGGTTTATTTCTGGAGCATCAGCGCAAGGAAAAAGTTCTTTTGTAATGAGACTTGCAAAAAAGCTTTGTGAATATGGAAAAGTTCTTTATGTAAGCGCAGAAGAAGGGATAAGACAATCGTTTCAACGAAGAACAAAGATGTTCAACATGGAAGAAGTGAAAGAGCAGTTCTTTGTGATTGTGAATCCTAATATCGAGGCTTTAAAAAGTCGATTAGCAAAACGCAAGAGTCCTCGATTTGTTATTATAGATAGCTTTCAGATGGCAAATTGGACCTATCAAGATGCAATGGAGTTGATAGAAACATTCAATAAGAAAAGCTTTATTTTCATTTCGCAAGAGTATAAAAGTCGTCCGATGGGTGCAGATGCAGTTAGATTGAGATATGCAGCAGGCGTAAAGATTCGAGTGTCTGGCTTTATGGCACTTTGTTCTGGACGTGAAAAGGAAACTGCAGGAGGTGGCGGTTTTGTCGTATGGGACGAAGGAGCGATAAGATATGGAAATAAAATTGCAGTTGAAAAGAAAAACGAGATAGACAATGAAGAATGAAGAACAACCAAAGCCTTTGCTATGTAGGTTTAAAGCAACTATTAGCGTTAAGACAAATGGGAAGTTGTTTAGCTTTAGTAAAACTGCAGGATTTGTTGATACGAAAGGCGATAAACGTTTGCAGGAAGAAGTGAAACAATTATTAATGAAGTCTTACAAAGAGATGGCGAATACCAATAAAGAACTAAGACGCAAGTTAAACATTCAAGAAACTTCTAAAGTTAGAATATACATCTCTGTAAAAGTTTTAGAGTGTGATAGATTAATAACATTGAAATAAACAACAACGATGAGTAAAGTAAGTGAAATAATTAATTTAACAACGCCTAGTTATCCTGGCAATTCTAATCCAATAAGCACTGCAGGTGTTGTAAGATTGAATAAAGATTGCAAGACAGTTGCAAAAGAACAGGTGGTAAGTGAAAATCACTTCTGCAACAAATGCCAGGGTAATGGCTATTTTTGGTCGCACAACTCATACAATGAACCAGTGAAAGAGCCTTGCTCAATGTGTGGAGGAACTGGTGTACTAGATGCAGTTGTGACAATAGAATGGAAGCAACAAAATACAAATAAATAATAAGTAAAGATGAAAAATATTTTAACGAACATTGCAAGTTGGTTTAGAACTACTTGCGAAAATGAGAAAAAGGCAAGAAGAATTGAACTTGAGAATAGAGTTTGCAACGATGCAAAAGTGGCAATTCAAGTAACTGAATATAATGGTACTTTGTATGTTTGCCACAACGAATTGCCTTTGATTCCTGTTGAGAGCTTAAAAAATGGCGTGAATGATACTTTAACTGTTGCACGTCAAGTTTATGTAGACTACAAATTATCGCAATATGAGAGGTAAATTTTATTTTGAAACAAGGTGTGGAAAGAAGCACCCAAAGTGGATTAAGCTACTAGAGCAATATTTTCGCTTTATCACTTCTAAAAGCAATGAAAGTTTTACGTGGATTACACTTTGCGCAGAAATGAACGAGGAACTTCTTGCAATAAAAAAGCGAACAGTTCTGAATGAAAAAACCAATCTCACTGCAGAGATTTGCGAAGATAAGGGTGAGTACTCCATTGAGATTAAAAGAAACCAAGTGACAATGGCTGTTATTCGATTTAGAGAGCATTAGAGAATGAAAAAGGTAAATAATTACAAGTATTTCTACTTTCTTCTTCGCTATATCTATACGGACAAAGAAGAACAAGAAGAATATAAAAGAGCTCTTATCTCACGCATCACAGATGGAAGAACTACCAGCTTAAGAGAGATTGATGATCGAGAGTATTTCACTCTGATAAATCAACTTGAGGATATTGTCGGGATAAAAGACAAGATCAGGAAAGAGCGAAGCGCAACATTAAAGCTCTTGCAAAAGGAATTCAATGTTGACACAACTAACTGGAATAAAGTTGACGCCATTTGCCTTTCGAAAAGAATTGCTGGAAAGCCCTTCAGATTTTTAAATATAATGGAGCATGCAGCCGTAAGGCAAAAGTTATATAGCATTCTTTCAAAGGGTGGTTTTAAGGCTCGAAAGAAAGACATCTTGCAAGAGCTTCAAATTGTGATCATCAGAGAGAACGCAAATAAAAAGAACAATATTAACAATCAAAACAAGTATAATTAAATGGAAAATAAATCAATGTTAGCAGGATTATCTGCAGAGGAAAAGAAGCAACTACTAAAAGAGTTGCAGAATGAAGAAAAGCAAGAACGAGTTGGAAAACGCAATGCTTACGAAGCTTTAAGAAAAGAACTACTTCTACAAGTTGAATCAAAGCTATTAGCTGTTGCAACAGATGTAGCTCTGTTTAAGGATTGGTTAAATAAGGAGTGCGAATCATTTAAGGAAGTGATGAGCGAGTACGGACAACTTCGTAAGAGTGAGCAGCGCAACTTTACACTTGTAAATGGCTCTTTCAAATTGGAAGTTTCTTCGAATAGTGTAAAAGGCTTTGATGAACGTGCAAATATCGCAGCAGAAAGACTTGTGAAATATCTTGAGGAGTATGCAAAGAAAACCGATAAAGGCACTGCTGATCCAATGTATCAACTTGCGATGACACTTTTAGAGCGCAACAAAGCAGGCGATTTAGATTACAAATCAATATCAAAGCTATACGCTTTAGAAGATAAGTTCGATAACGAATATGCAGAGATAATGACATTGTTCAAGGAGAGTAACGTTGTTCAAAAGACAGCACTTAACTACTATTTCTTTCTGTTGAATGATAAGGGTGTTTGGACTAAAATCGAGCCATCATTCTGTAGATTGTAGGTCTTAAAAGATAAAGTGGGTATTCGTTGGGTAATACCCACTTTTTTATTGTTGTAGAAGAATTGGGTATTTTTTGGGTAATACCCAGTTTTTATTGTTATAGATAGAATTGGGTATTCGTTGGGTAATACCCAATTTTTCATTATTGCAGATAAAACTATATGGGTTTGTTTGGTTTTATGATTGGATTTTGTATATTTGCACCTATGGCAAAAGGTCGAGACAAAGAGCTTATAGAACTTCGAGATAAGAAGTTATTTGAGCGATATTACTACTGGAGCGAAGTCCAACGCCTTCGATTTGACGACACCATCCGCAAACTAGCCTTTGATGAATTCTTTTTAAGCGAAGCTACAACGCTAAGAATTATTAAACGCATGCTTACGGAGGGTGCAACTGTCGATGGAAAGACTATTAAAAATAGTCGTTATCAGGGTTTTAGACCTTCACGTCGAACAAAATCGAAGACTTCTGAACTCTCCTTTTTTGCTGAATAGCTTCTGAAACTCTACATGTGTATGTAGATTCATAAAGCTTTATCCCATGATTTATCGTTGTATATCTACTAGATGTGCGTATGAGTGCGCCATCGTTATTTGGACGAAAGCCTTGCAGTGTATTATGCAAGGCTTTTCTTTGTTCCTCACGTTGCATAATTCTATCAATCGTTTTTGAATTTCTGTGAGTATCATCATAGCAATCAATGATAAGCTTTACTACAACTGTGCACTCGCCTTCTTGTTTCAATTCTGATAAGTTGTTCCATTGACAACTTGATGCATCAATAAGAACTGCAGGATATGTAAGTGGGTACATGTCCTTGTTTTCATCGTCGATTGCATCGAGTTGTCCATAATCTTCATCTACCAGAGATAACTGAGGCATATTCTTATTTATTTCCTCAATGATATTAATAATTAGTTCTTTCATATGCTTTTTCTTTTAATTCGTTTAACTTCTTTTCTATCATTTCTCTTAACTTCTGATTGAGCTCGTAGCTCTCACCTATAAATCTTCGCTGTGGGATTTTTAGTGTCTTCTTTTTTGTGAGTGCAAGGCTCATCCACATTTTTGCTTCTGGTGGCATCGTATCAAAACTCATCTTTGCTTTTTTGTCTTTATCTTTGCCTTTCTTTTGCCCTGCTATTGAATAAGCCTTTGCCCAGAAGAACTTCTTCATTCTGGGTGTAACTGTTATCGTTGCTCCATTATTATGGTAGTTAGCGTATGGTTGCGGATTGCTAATGATAACAGTGCCAGGCAAAACTTGCGAAGAG